AGACCATTAACAGCTAACTTGATACCTTCGATGTCAGTATTGTTAACTGAATTGTTGTATGCAGTTTTCTCTGCCTCAGATAAATTGTCTGAAGCCCACTGCATCATATTCCCGTAAGCATCACTACCACCAGCAATGCCTTTAACATCACTAACTAGATTTTCTCGCATAGCGAGTTGCCCAGCTATGAATTGGTCTACGTACTCTTTGGGAATACCAGCTTTATCTAAAGCTTCATAACTTTCTGGTTTTAGTTCACCAGAGTTATCAAACTCAGATTGTAGGTTTTGCACATTTAGGCCTGCACTTTCAGCAGCCTTATTTGCAATTTCCAAATCAGTGTCTTGTTTTGCATCTTCTTGTTTTGGTTCAGGAGTTTCATCAGCCTTAGGCTCTCCTAATTTTTTCTCTAACTCGGCATACGACTTAGCTAAGTCATCTACTGAATTAAATTTTTCTGGTAAACCTTCTGGTTTACTTACAACTTGCTCTTCTGGTTTCTCAGCCGTTGTTTCTGGTTGTGATATTTCAACTTGTTCTACCATTATTCATCATTCCTTTAGTTATATTATTAGCGATACCCGGCGCAGACTTAGCAACTGTATCTGTAGCTGCATTCATCATCTGGTCTTGCATCATTTGTTCTTGTTGAGCCATCTGTTCAGCTTGTAATTCTTCTTGCGATTTAATTAATCCATCTGTTTCAATTCCTAATCCTGTAGCAATTCGTTTTATTAAATCACTTGGGTTAAGAGTTTGTATAATGGCTTGGTTAACTTGCGCTAAAGCTACAAACTCAGAGATAAACTCTCTTAATTTCTGTAAGTCATTACCACGACCCAAGGCTTCTATACCTGTTATAATCGTTGGCTTTACAGACCCCTTTGGTAAAGAAGGTATCTCTTTTGATTGTGACATCCTCTTCATCAATAGTTTTACTAATGGCAATTGAAATTCAACAGACAACAGGGAATATATTCCTCCCATAGAAGTCTCAAGTTGTTCAGCCATGTATCTAATCTCTTGTGCTGTGACACGCTCGGCATCACGTTGTATTGCTGTGTGCAGTAGAAATGCAAATGACATTCTTTCTTCAAGAACTCTTATGCTCTCTTGTACTACTCTTAAATCATATTGTTTATCAGTCTGTAAAACTGAAACGTCGTCACGTGAACCTGTAATAATGTCACCATTACGCGTAAGAGCTAAATCTCTTTTCTTAGTTACAGAGTTTGGTCTAATCATAAATACAACTTTGCTTGAAGCTGCAGCACTCTCGACTAATGATTGTGATAGACCTTCTAAAGATTTTAAATCACCTAAGAATTCTTCGACATATCCTCTTCCATAATCTTCACCTTCAACACGCACCATGCGTAAACATTGGTAAGGCATATTATCTTTTGTAAATGTACCAACACTTTTTGGTATTTTGATACCTTTTACTTCTTGGCAAATATAATATTTATCCGTGTCTAATTTATAGATGTGTGTATATAACTCACATTCTTCGTCTTCTTTGTAATCAGCGTCACTTATAACTTGCTCTCTTATATCAGCATCAAGACTAAGCGGTGTTATAGTTTCTTTAATAACTATTTCTAATAATTCATCAGCACTATCACGCGTACATACATATTGCGTAAGTGGAAAAACTTTCATACTTGTTTCTTTAGGTAAGTATGTCAGAACATTACCACCAACAATTAAATGTTTAAGAGCTGTAAACACAGAAACACGCATTGCTTTTTCTTCTATTTTGTTTTGTACTTCTTTCTCAATTCTCTGTAATGATTTTTCAACTTCAGATTTTAGTTCTCGTTGCTCTTCTAATTCTTGTTTTGCTTTACCACTTATACTTAAACGAAAGAAGGGAGCGTTAGGAGGTAGTAATAACAATAAAAGTTTAGAAGCAAGGTTATTAACACCACGCGCACCAACAGATTGAAATGGAGTGTAGAGCTCGGATGTGTGATTGAAACCCTCTTCGGGTATTAAGGCAGGAATAGTAAGCTCAGAACATTCTCTGGCTCTATCTAAATATTGAATTCGTTTTTCTTTTAATGTCTCATATCTTTCTTTAGCGGTATGTTGTTTTGTTTTACTATCATCTATTAACATTAATTATTTTATCAAAAGTTGTGACTTGCCTTTTTTATTAGCAAGAACTGTCATTGCATCTTCACTAAAGCCAGGTGTAGAACCTAAGAACTCTGAGCTACTTTGGTCAACAGTATTTCTGTCAGTTGGTATTGTAATTGCACCTACGGGGTCATTTAAGCCAACATCGCTACCACCATTACCACCGATACCTTCAATGCCTGAACCATAACCGCCGCCGTAGCCTCCGCCACCGCCTGCACCACCGCCACCGAAGCCACCACCGCCTCCGCCTCCCATACACATTATGCTACGTTAATCCCGCTGGATGTAGCTGGTATGTTAAGACCAGAAGTTAGTTGAGTGTTTAATCCTGTTGTACCTTTTTTTCGCTTGTACCTTTTCTTAGCGTTTTCATCCATTGCTTCATCGCCAATTGCTAGTTCCGGAGCTAAAGCATTACCTATTGGTGATGGATTAATTACTGGTTGTGGAATTGGTTCTGGAGCTGGAGCTGGGTCGGGTTTACCACCTATACACATATTGTTTTCTCCTTAATAAATCATCAGTCCTGCATTGGACTGGTTGATTGGGTTTGATTGGGTTGATGTAGATGCATTACTTTCTGTAGTGACTGTTTCTGTATTCTGTTCAACCTCTTCTTCTTTAGGTTTAGGGTCATAGATGTTGCCATTATAATAAATATCTTGTGGATTGGGTCTCTTGTAGACAGTTGGACTACTCGCTCTCATACACATTTATAAAATGGCCTCCTTATCAGCACGTTGTTTTAAGTAATTTAAGAATTTAACTACGTCTCGTTGCCCTGCTGCGAAATATATTTCCTTAGGTTGATGGTCAAGGTCAGGCGTTTTTTCAGGCCATAATTCATTCAGCAGTTCAAGAAGTTCTGAAACTGTCTTTGGTAAGACTAAATCGTTATCATTTTCCATAGCTTATTCTTCTAAGACGGGTACTTTTGTTGTATCAACAAGTTCACACACATTACCAACACACGCTAATTCTTGAGAGCCTGTGGTATTATCATCACTTTCATAGTTTTGAAGGTCTATAAAATCAATATTGGTAGGCATAGCCTTACTTAATTTAAGATACTCTTCTTTATCTATGTCTTGGTAAGGTGCTTGTTTGTAGCTGTGTTCAACAAGAGGCAGGAAACTTATGCCTGCAACTTCATCAAAGTTATCATAAACCCAAGAACCAACTTTTAACCATTCATTCTCTCGAACACTTATAGTAACGGAAGGTTTATGTTCACACCAATGACGCTGATACATCAACCATAAATCAAGTTGCTCAATAGCAGACATATCATTACGAGTTATTGATTTATCAGGTGATTTTATTGGAAACGAAAACACCATGACATCACTTGGTCTAGTAACATCTGGTTCATGCGGAATACCTTTATCAATTAAGAACTTTGTTAACGGGTCTTTAGCATCACCGCGTACTGTCCGTACATAATAATCACTATGTCTTGAGTGAATACCAGAGGCACTATCAACTAATTGACTTACCGTACCAGATGGTTTGACACACGTGATTGCTGCTGATTGAGGTATCTTTAATTTTTTTGCTAAATTTTTGTTGGCATCTACAGCAACAGCACGCATTTCTTCTAAGCGTTCTTTGGTAGGGTTGCTCGTAAGTTCATTATCCATAATACCTGTAAGTGAAACACCAAGTAGTCTTTCAGCTTCAGTATTATCTCTCCATATTTTACGTAGATATTTTAAATCTGTAAGTGTGGATTGAAATGTACCTAAGATGGTAGCAAGTCTGACTTTATCTTTAATCTCCTTCATACTATCTGTTGCCCTGATAACTACTTCAGTCAGGTTGCAGAATTGATATGGTCGCAAGATAATTTCACAACAAGGATTAGTTCCAAATTCAAAATTAGTGTCACGTCTTTCATTCTCTGCAGCTTTATTCTTTGCTGCCAGTCTATTAAAGATACCACGCTCTCCTGACTTACTGTCATAGAGAGATTTCCATTCAGACATAAATAGTCCGATGTCTGGCGTGCGTGAATAACAGCCTGAGTTATTGGCCAATGCTCTTTGACCATTCTCTAGCCACCATTGGCCTGACTTTGCTTTTCTCATTTGGTCGTCTTGTATACTGCTAAGAGATATAAGAGCTGAACGTCTTACGCCTCCCACAACTACAACTTCACCAACTTTACAAACTAAGTCGTGCGCTTCAATAGCATCAAGTTTTCTGCCTGCAGCTTTTTTAAACATATCAACTGCAAAATCGAATAGATTCACGAGTGGTTGTGCTCCACTAGCTCTGCCTCCCATAGTTTTTAAACGTGCGCCTGCTGGTCTAATACGAGTAACATCTATCTTTGGAACTTCACCGCCATATAACATAGCAAGCAATTCTTTAAATGCTCTAGCCCAGCCAGCTTTACTATCTTGAACTACAATAACAGTATCGCTTTCATTAAACTCTTCTGCAATGACAGGTAGTTTTTCAATATTGTTTCTTTCAACTGAGAAACCAACACCTGTGCCACACAAAAGAATATACATAACTTCATCAAAGCTACGTACATCATCAATTGGAATATAACTGCAATTATATCCTGCGGTATTGTCTCTCTCCAATGCTGCTCCTGCAGTCATCAAAGCTCGCATCGAAGGCATAATGCGTAAAGACAGCACCGCCCCTTCTAACTCGGAACGTAAGTCTTTCGGTAATTTAAAGTTATGGTTTTTCTGTAAATGTGTTTCCATAAAATCAAAGTATCTTGTAACTGTTTCGTTCCATGTTTCTCTGCGTCCTAGTTCATCAATGAACCTGGCATAGCGGGAGGTGTGAATGTATTGTTGGTATGAGGTAGGCAAACTATTATTCATCTTTGTCACCAAAGCGAAAGCGCAGTTGCATAACGTCCTCATGAGTTTCTTTTTCTATAAGCAAATCTATGTATTGTTTTGCTTTTAGTAAGTCTTGTATTTGACCTTCTTTATCGGGGTGCTTATATCGCCATCTCATTAAATACTTGATGGCATTTGCTTCAGCATACGGAACATCGTTCTGCAT